ATATCGGCTACCAGCTACTGCGAGAAGAGCCAAACAAGATCCAATCACCCTCCATTTTTAAGGAGCAAGTAACATCGCACGCGATCATGCACGGCAACGGAAGGGCGGCGATCATGCGATCTGGCAATACGATCACGGAGCTGATACCGCTGATGCCGGATCGAACCTGGACCATCATTCACGAAGGTCTCAAGTACCATCTGACCAAGCCAAACAAGGACGACAAAAAGAACCTTTTAGACGACCAAGACGCAGACCCAGAAGGCTTCTTGGTTTTTCCCGACGCAGACGTGCTGCACATCACCGGATTCAGCTACAACGGCGTTGAAGGTCTCGGCTTGCTCGACATCGGCCAGTCCGCATTGTCCACCGGAGTCTCCTCGCAACGGCACTTGCAGCAGCAGCTCCGCCGTGGGTTCCGAGGCAAGCTGTTTCTTGAGGTGCCTCCTGGCCAACTCCGCGACGAAGGAAAGGCGCGTGAGTTTCTTGAGTCGTTCAACAAGAACGAGTCTGGTCCTGACAATGCTGGCAAGGCTGCAATGCTTCGCGAAGGAGTCAAGGCTTCGGCAATCAACGTCGCCAACAACGACGCCCAGTTTGTCGAGCTACAAAAGTTCAATCGCCAAGACATCGGCATGCTGTTCGGCCTGGAGTCGATGCCAGGCGACGGCGAGTCGCGCAGTTACAACTCGCTCGAGCAGCAAAACCTTGCCTATCTCAAGGCTCTCGATCGCTGGCTAGTGAAGTGGGAGGAGGAGTGCGACCGCAAACTGCGAACGCCTGGCGAGAAGCGTACTGGCAATCGCTACTTCAAATTCAATCGCGCCGCGATCCATCGCACCGACACGGCTACAACTATGACGGCGTTGTGCAATGCCATCACGCACCGCATCATGTCGCCCAACGAAGCACGGGCCAAGCTCGACATGAACCCATACGAAGGCGGCAACGTCTACGCTAACCCAGCCGTCACTCCTGGTCCTGCCGTCGAGGTCGAAGACGAGGAGGACAGCAGCGACGACGCACCAAGCCAACCACCAGCCGACGCAAACGCCCGAGCCCTCGAGGAAACCATCCGATCCTTGCTGGTTCGCGAGGCAAACAACGCCATTTCAGGCTCGAAATCACGCAATTTCGTGGATTGGATCGACAAAAACTATGCGAAATGGGAGGCGAAACTGGCTGAAAAGCTTGAGATTTTGGGCCTCGATCGCGACCTAGCACGCATTCATTGCGACGAATCGCGTTCGATTTTGCTTGAAATTGCAGGCGATTCGACCCCAGAAACGCTCGAAAACAACGTCAAAACTGCGGTAAAAGACTGGCAAAACCGCGTATTTACCTTGATTGGAGGCCAAACATGATCCTTTGCAAAGCAGACTCTGGAGAATTGTTTCTTGATGGAATCATCGGTGCCGACTGGACCGGCGAAGGAATCACCGCTGCCGCCGTCGGCGACTCGCTGAAGGCGATCAAAGGCCGAGCCGTCGTTCGGATCAACTCGCCAGGCGGTTCCGCCGACGAAGGGGTGGCCATCTACAACCTCCTCAAGCGTCACGCTGGCGGCGTCGACACGCACAACGAAGCTCTGGCCGCGTCGGCAGCATCGATCATCTTTCTGGCCGGCGACAAGCGAACCATGGAACGCGGCAGCAAGCTCATGATCCATCGAGCCCACACGATCGCGATCGGCAACAGCGTGGACATGACCAAGATGTCTGAGGTGCTTGCCATGTACGACACGCAAATGGCCGATCTCTATGCCGAATACATGGCGCTCGACAGCACCAAGGTGCTCAGCATGATGACCGACGAAACTTGGTTCGACGCCGCCGACGCTGTGCATTCGGGCCTCGCCACCGACCTATCGCCAACCGTCCGCCGCAAGGCCGCTGCCGCAGCCGCGTGGCTGAAGAATCCACCTCAGGATCTGTTTGAGGAAGCCGCCGAGCAGGAAGCCGCGGCCATCACCAAGTCCGCTTACTCGCAACGCAAGGAACGCGAAACGAGACTGAGACTCTACCCGAGGTAGCGCATGACCGAAACAGAAATTGCCGACGCCGTAGCATCCACTTCCTTTTGGTATCACCGCATCGAATTGCCGGGCACCACCACGCCAGGCTGGGCACCGATCGACGAGAAAGCATATCGACTGCCAGAGCGATTCGACGGCGAACGAATCTTGGACATCGGTTCCTGGGACGGGTATTGGACCTGGTACGCACTCCAGCGAGGCGCGTCCTACGTTGTCGCCATCGACGATCACAGCGATACGCTCGGCGGCACCGCCAACGTCGACCGCAGCAACAAATGGCAGACCTGGGACTTGTGCCAGGCAGCCTTTGGCTACAAGCATTGCCAGCGTATCACGATGAGCGTGTACGACATCGAACGGCTAGGAATCGAGTTCGACCGCGTCTTTTGTTTCGGTGTGCTATACCATCTCAAGCACCCAACATGGGCGCTAGAGCAACTGCGATCGGTTGCCACAAAGGCCATCCACATCGAGTCTGCTATTCTCGACAACATCAAATCGCCCTATACCGGCGAAGCGTGCCAATCTGGCGCTTGTCACGCCGAGTATTATCCTGGCACGGAATACGGAGAGAATGAATCTAATTGGACCGTGCCGACACTCAGTTGCATCGCAGCGTGGTTGCGTTCGACCGGCTGGGGCAACGTCGAAACGTGGAAATTGACAAACACGCCTATGGCTCTGTCGCACTGTCGCGGCTTTGCATCGGCAGTCGCGGTTTGACACTGTCGCCGCAATTTCGATAATTCACGACTCAATCTAAATCTCGCAAAGTACTGACGCAACTGATTAGCGGCGGAAGGCTTCGCAGGCTGTGTTTTATTCCTTTCACACAGTCGGCAGCCCAAGCCGCTTTTTTCGTTTTGTGCTGCCGCATTGCACGGAGCACCAAAATGAGAAGTCCTCAAGATCTCGCCAAGGAAATTGAAGCCTTGCGAGCACGCGTTGAAGCGATCATGGCAATTGCCAAAGAAGAAGATCGCGAACTACTCGCCGACGAAATCGAAGAGATCGATTCCATCGTTGGCACCGACAGCAAGCCAGGCAAGATTGCCGAGCTGGTCGAAGCCAAGCAACGAGCCGACAAGATCGTTGCCCACGTCATCGCCAAGGGCAAGGAAGTCATCGCCGAGGAAGAGTCCGCAGCTCGCCCAGCGATCAAGATTCCCGCCCGAGCCAAGGCCGCTGGCCGTCTTCAAGCCTTCAAGAAGGAAGAGGACGCCTACGCTTCCGGCCAATGGATCATGGCTAACCTGTTCGGCAGCCGCAAGGCCAAGAACTGGTGCCGCGAGCACGGCATCCGAGCGACCATGACTACCAATGAAAACGTCACGGGTGGTTTCCTGGTTCCTGACGCTCTCGAATCGACCATCATCGAACTGCGTGAGCAGTACGGCGTGGCTCGTCGCGAGTGTCAGCAAGTCACGATGGGCGACGCCAAGATGATTATGCCGCGACTTTCTGGCGAGGCAACTGCCTACTACGTCGGCGAAGGCGCGACCATCACCGCGTCGGACATAAACGTCAACACGGTTCAACTCGACGCTAAGAAGCTAGCCGCTGTGGTTGCTGTTAGCTCCGAGCTCAACGAAGACTCCGTTATCTCGATCGGTGAAATGGTGGCACGCTCTGTGGCACAATCCTTCGCCATCAAAGAAGACGAAGCCTTGTTCCTCGGTGACGGCACAAGCACCTACGGCGGTATCGTTGGGCTTGCTCAGTCACTTGGTTCCGCGTCGGTTGTCACTGCGACATCCAACCAGACCTTTAGTGCCTTGACGCTTGCGAACTTCGAGAGCGTTGTTGGCAAGCGAAAGTTGTGGGGCTCGCCCAAGTGGTACGTCAGCCAAGCCGGCTGGGCTGCATCCATGCAGCGTCTCGCCAACGCTCAAGGCGGATCCACATCTGCTGAGTTGCTCGGTGGCGTGATGCCAATGTTTCTAGGCTATCCAGTCGTCGTTTCGCAGGTGCTCAACAGTGCCCTTACCGGCACCACGACCCAGCGAGCGTTGTACTTTGGCGACTTGTCCAACGGCGTGTTCTTTGGTTCGCGTCGAGGCATCTCGCTGGCTGTAGACAACAGCCTCGGTTTCCTCACCGACACCATCAACATTCGTGCAACGGAACGGTTTGACATTGTCGTCCACGATCGCGGCGACAGCTCAATCAGCGGCGGAATCGTCGCTCTGACCTTCGGCTAACCGCTAGTTCCTCCTAGCGTCCTGGGGGCCGGGTCCACGGCTCGGCCCCCACTTTTCAAACAAACCATTTCAAACAGGAATACAAAAACATGAAATCTTCTCAAGCATTGGACTACAACGTCCTTCTCGGTCCGGTC